ATTTCGCGTTTTGTCATCAGCTCCCGCCCAGCACGCGTCGCCCGCAAATTAAGACCACTGAACATGCGCGGCAATCGGGACATGCACTCTTGAAGAGCTGGCGCCATGAACGGACGCTTGGGCAATCGCCTGTTCCCAAACTCATGCATCTGTCCAAGTTTTCCAACCCCGGCTGTGCCAATCACGACCGACTTCTCATAAGGATCGAGAGCGCTTTGAATCGAGTTTTTCAACTTGTAATCCGTTTTCTTCCCCTTATGTGTATGCGGCGGCGTGCCCTTCGGACTGGCCTTGCCCACTGGCGCTATCTTGATGCTATTTTTCGCAGTGTCTCGCACCACTTCCCCGGCCTGCTCCAGCCTGCTTTTCGCCGCTTCAAAGATCGCCGACAGAAGCAACTTATCGTGGATCGTGACTTTTGACTTGGCTTCAATCATTGCGAATCCGCCTTTCCGCTCGCTGTTGGCGCGCCAACAAAAACGACGCCAGATACAAGCGTGCCGCCATACGTCTGGCGCGAATACTCTGCCTCGATTATATCGCCAATCCGCAAGTCAGTATCCTCGGGAATCGTCAATTTAATTTCGTCCTCATGGATATTCCAGTCGCCCCAGAGTTCGATAGCGTTCAATTCGTCAAGGCGCTCGAACACGTCGCCGCCATCGAAAGACCGCGCCGGTCGGCTGTATCGCAAAGGCGTATCGAACATTTGCCGCTCCTAATGCGCCACTCCACGCAAATCGAATGGACCCAGCAAGTCGCCACAATCGCCCATGATCAGGCTATCCCAGCGAGACGTATTTCCCTGAACGCCTTGGAACGTATTCCCGCCGCGCACGCGATAAAGCCGATCAATCACGGCCAGCACAGCTAGTTTCAAACCCGCCGGAGCCGCCACGCTTCCCTCGGCCTTGATCGTGTCGCCATTGTTATATCCCGCTGTGTAATTCAGCCTGAAACGCTGACGGCCTTCCGGCCAATTCTTGACAACACATCCATCTTCCAAGTAATAAACAGCTCCATTCGCAACCCGGTAATAGTTAGTATCGACAGCAGCCGCGTCATGGCAATCATGGACTTCGCTGACAGCCACCAAAGGGCGAAGCGACGGAAGCAACAACCCATTGCCTCCGTCAAGATAATCTGTTTTATTTCGCACCGTCCATGACGTGCCGCAATAGTTAGCCGCCCACGATTCGACGCCGGCAATCAAAGTCGCCAAATGCGCGTCGATCATGCTGCTGTTAACACGCAGGAATCCTTTTGCTTCATCAATCGTAACCAGATCGCCCATGGTTCAGCCTATCTATTTACCGGCCTTGTCATGCTCTCCAGAGTCGCCACGGCGACGCCTGTTCCCGGCATGCGTTTGATACCAACAACGCGATAGAATTGCCGCTCACTATCGAAGTTCCGCGTCGCGAATCCAAGTCCACGCGGAGCTCTTGCGTCGCCTCTGCCGCTTGCCGATATAACCCGGTTCGCCAACCCACGCACCAATGGCGCCGAGGCATGGACCTCGCCAGTCAGGATCGTATAGCGCAAGACTGTCGCCACGCCGAAAGCCGTCGGCGCAACCGCGCCGGCATCGCCCTCCGCTTCGATTAGCCGGAAGACGAAAGCGGAACCGCTAGCCGAAGGCGCGACAGCCGTCCCGCCGCCTGTAGCCGAAACCGCTCTTGTAGCTATCCCCTCGCCTGTCGGCGCAACCGCGCCGGCATCGCCCTCCGCTTCGATCAACCGGAAGACGAAAGCGGAACCGCTAGCCGAAGGCGCGACAGCCGTCCCGCCGCACACAGCAGAAACCGCTCTTGTGGCTATTCCTTCGCATGTTGGCGCAACCGCTCCGCCAGCGCCAGTCGCGCTTATGGAACGCGCTACCGCGCCTTCCACAATTGGCGCAACCGCTCCGCCAGCGCCAGTCGCGCTTATGGAACGCGCTACCGCGCCTTCCACAATTGGCGCTTCCGCCGAGCCGCCGCCTTCCGAATCCCAGATTGTCGCGCCAACGCCTGCCGCGACTGGAGCGGCCATGGCAGTCTCGCCACTCGCATCTATCGAACGCGTGGCCGTTCCAGAAGCCGTTGGCGCTGGCGCGTTAGCTTGCGCGAAAACCGAAATCGATTCGTATAACGCTTCAACCGTAAGCTTGCCGTCGGCGGTAAGATGAAGCAGCCCCTCGAAAAGCGAAACCGGCAAGCCTGATTCCGCTTCTCCCTTGGGCCTTTCGATCAAGTCGGCGAGTTTGATGTTGCCATTCCCATAAACTTCCATCGCCGTCGCGGGCGGCGCTCCAACTCCAATGCGGAAACATCCAGTCAACGCTTCGTATTGAATCCATCCGCCATATTCGTGATAACGCCCCGCGACATGCGGGACTTCGAATAATTGTCCCGAAAGATATAACGGCCCGCTGGTAAAATACTGGCCTTGAACCGGCGGATAGCAGCCGACCATCGCCACCGTTTTGCCGCCAACAACGAAGTCGATACGCTGAAGCGATCCACGCCACTTAATATGGGTGCCCGCGTCATAAGCGAACAGGGTTTTATCGCCCGTGGACAAAAAGAATGCGTTATGACCGTATGCGTATCCCTGTGCTGTTGGCGCGGGCGCCCACGCGCTGCCCGTGGCGGTGATCGTCGGCATCGTGCCTGTTCCTACTTTTGCGTCTTCGGGGTAGCCTGTTTTTCTTCCGGTTCTTTCGCGGCGGCGTCTTTATCCGCTTTGCGGATAATATATGCAGTTCCGCGAATAACCGGCTCAGGCATCGCAAATGGAATCGACATTTGCACTAGCTCGCGTTCTGGCTATACGTCAACGCCGAAATCCCGATAGTATCGCCAGTGCCGACAACCAGGCTCGGCATGGTTATTTCGCCGCCGCCGCCGGTTGCAGAGCAAGTCAATTCAACAATCTCGGCGGCGGAGCTTGTGCGCAAGACAGCATGGTGGATCGTGCCGCCAGCAGCGGACGTGTCGCTAGTGATTGCGTTTGCCGTCGCTGTTCCGTTGTTCGCGGACCCGAACGCCGTGGCTCCGAACGCGCACGTCGCGACCTCTGCGTCCTCGCTTGTTTGGAATTGGACATCGCCGCCATCGAGAAGAGCGACGACGGCATTTACAGCCGCGTTTCGGGCCGTGGTTGACAAAATCATGTTAGCCCTCCTAAAGTCCGAGAACGAGATAGTTAAACTTTACGTTGGCCCCCGGATTTTGATCGACGGTTATTGTAAGCGTCGTCCCGCTCAAGGCCGCGTAAAACTTCGTCGCGCTTCCCAGCGCTGTCGCTGGAGAAACAGCGACCCAGTCGCCAGTGGCCGCGCTCGTTATTGTTTTTACTATTTCCGTTGTCCCGCTCGTAACCGTGGCGTCGCCAGCGGCGAGAAGCGAAATCTTAGTTCCATCGCTGCCGACCCGAATCCCGTCGAAATAAATATCGACGCGTCCGTCGTCGGCAGCTTGGATCATCGGTGTCGCGGCAAACCAAGCGCACGCCAGGCCGATAAAAAGCGCCGCTACAACCAGAGATTGTTTCATTGTTTTTCCTTTCGCGCACGCCGCGCGCGCGCCCGTATCGCCGCATGCTCGCCATCGTCCGGCGCCATCATCGTTTCCAGCGCGACAGGCGGATCATCGATGGCGACGGCATAACCGCCGCCGACCAACTCATCCGCTTGATCCTCGCCGACATCGACGACGTCGCCCGGCTTCCACACTCCGGCAGGCCCGGCGCTTAATGTTAACATGCGAATTCGCATGGCTTTAACGCTCTCCACCGGGCGACCCAATCATGAGCCGCCCGGATTTGCAAAGATGCGCTTACGTCGCGGCTCTTACGCCGTGCCTTCCGCCGGGCTGATAAGCAGCTTGCCGGTCAACTTTCCTGCGGTTGCATTTCCTTCAGGAAGGATGCGGCCTTTGTAGCGGAATGCATAGATTTCGCCAACGGCAGTGCTCGCGGCGCGAGCGACTTCAAGACGAACGTAGCGATCGATCGGCTTATAAACATCGATCCAAAGCGCCTCCGGGGTGCCAGTGCAAACTACCTTGGAGCCTGCGAGATCGGCGGCATCGCTTCCGTCCGCCGCGGCGCCTTGCGCGGCGTTGATGTAGTTGCCCGCGTTGGCAACGGCGACCGTGGTCAAAAACAGCACGCCGTCATAACCGGTCATATCAACGGCGGTCGAGTTAACAGCGCTGGTTGCGGCCGACGCGTAATCATTGACTTTTGTGATCAACACGTTCTTGCAGAGATTCACTTTTCTTCATCCTTTTCCGCGCGATTACGCGCTCATCTTGATGCGCACGAACGCCTCGGCCAAACCCGGCATGCCGTCCGCCGCCATGTCCCTAAAGAGATAGCCGATTTGGTTCGTCAACGCGTATGTTTCCTCAAGCCGTTGGACGCTCATGCTGACGGCATCGGCTATCCAATAGTAAGAAAAGTCTCCATACATGCCACCGTAAAGCGCGCTTGTGAACGTGTGCGGGACATTGTCGGATGTTATATATGGCTTGCCGAGGATTTGGTTTTGCGTTCCAAGCGCAAGGCCCGGCTGCCAAATATATTGCTGGTTGCCGTCCTTAAGCTTGCGGATCAAAGTAATCGCGTCCTTGTGGAACAGCCAACGCGCGTTCGCGTCGTAGGCGTCTTTCAACGCCCCCTGGACCGAAATAAGCCCATCGGCGGTGAAGTTAGTAGTGCTTCCGACATTTACATCGCGAGCCGTTCCGATACCGTTATTACTGGCTGTGAACAAGCCCAATGGTTGCCCGGCTCCCGAGCCAGTCATGTAAGCCGCCTCAAGGCCCTGCGCCAAAGCGTAAGCGACGCGTTCGGAAATAAACGCCTCGATGTCGATCCTGCTGGAACGCAACAGGTCGCGAGAAATCTTGATCGTCTTGTTGACCAAATCGCGCGGTCGCAATTCGCGCTTGCCGAATTCGATCCCGGTATCCTCGACTGCCGCGGTCAACTCCCCGCCGCCAAAAGCGAACGGCGTCAGATCGCTCGAAAGCGTCGGAACGCCAAGCGTTTCGCCACGACCAACCTGATAAACAGTAGCCAACTGACGCAACGCGAGTTTGTTGTCGGCGTTCTTAAGAACACGGTTAATAAACTGCTCGCTCGCCGCGAAGAAACCGCCGCCAATATCGTTGTCTTGCTGGAGCGTGGCTCGCGCCTCGCCGCGTTGCAGCACCTCGCGCTGGCTCGCAGTCATGCGACCCTCGCCGTGCCGCATATAGTTAATAAACGCGTTTCGATATTCGTCGCTGGCCGTCGGGCGACCCGAATGCGTTTCTCCAGCGTCAGGCGGAATCTGCCGCTGGTTTTCCTCTGGAGCCTCAAAACCAAGATCGGCGGCGCTTTGCCGCTCTTTCGCTTCGGCCAGTTTAAGATTGCGCTCCGCGTCCGCATGGAGCTTGTCGAAAGCGGATTGCTCGGCCTCGTCGAAGCCGCGCTTTTCGCTCTCGACTCGCTCAAGCATGGCTCGAGCTTCGTGCACCCACTGACCCGCTTCCTGCCGTAGTTCAATAGCGGTAGGCATAGCCTGCCCTCCTCTGCGGCTTTATTATTATAGCCGCGTCAAAAGTTCGCTCAACTTCTGACGGTTCCGCGCGCGCAGGTGGAACGCTGGTTCCGGGCTGGCCGCCTCGCCTATCTCCGTTTTAGCAATATCTGCATCGCCATCGCTGGCGTTCGCATCCTCGATTATATCTAATTCGTCAGGCGCGTTTCGGAACGCCGAGCGCGCCTCGACTTCCGTCGTTTCGTAGGCGGGAAACGTAACCGGCGAAACATCGTAGAGTTTAAGCGCAAGCAGCTCGCGCAACATCCCGCCGCCTTCGCGCTTGTGAAAGCGCTCCCCGCCCTTGCCTTCTCCATCAACCTGGAAGTAAAAAGAGGATTGGCTCACGTCCCCACGCTTTATCTTTGAAAAAACACGCTCGCTATCAGGATCGTTGGGGTCGAGCTTCGCCCGGTAATGAAGCGCAATCTCATCCTCCCATAATTCAAGCGAGCCGCTGCGAGTGCGCGCGAGAACAAGATTTTCGTCGTGGTTGAACAAACAACGCACGTCCGCATGGTGGTCGAGCGAACGCTTGAAAGCGCCAGGGCGAATAACTTCGTATCGGCCAGCGGCCAGTTCAACCTCCTGATTAAAAACAGCCGCAGTGCCCTCGATGACCATCTCGCCATCAGCCTCGATGCCGACCGCCCGCGCCTCGCCTTCGAACATCCGCCGTTCCCGCATGACACGCCTCCCGCCTCGATGCCTGTTTTAACTTGCCGGCTTACAATAAATAAGTCCGGCTTGAAAATCAAGAACTTAATACGCTCTCTATAACGACCTCGATCCGGCAATCGCATCCAGCATGAAGCGGTGGATGCATGATGTCGGACCCGGCCTTTATTGGAACATGCGGCCCATGTTGCGGCTCGTTATCGATTTCCGCGATTTCGTCTATGCCGATCTGCATCCCCGCCGGAACGAAAGACTCATCGATTCCGATAACCATTCCGTCCAACCTGGCGCAGATCGGGCAATTCTCGCTACCACTATTTCTCCATATCAATTTCGTCGCGCCTTGTCGACGCCATACCTCGCGAGCAATCGCGCCATCAGCCTGCACTACTTGGCGATTGGCGAACCGTTCCCCGCGCGTCGTGCCCGTCGGCCCGCCTTCGACCCATTCCCGCATGCGCTTGTCCATCTCCTCAAGCAACGCGCCAGGACCTGATAGCGCAACTATGTTTTGCAATTGGCGCAAACCTGATCCAGCATGAATCCGCGTCTGCCAAAATAGATGATTGTTAATAAAGTTTTCGAGGTCTCCATATACGACGTCGCCATATTCCGCTTTTGCGGCTTGCGCGATTTTGTCGCTATATTCTTTCATGACCGGTTGCAAGGTTTTGATCATGAACTTAAAATTATTCGATCGATGGTCGTAAAACCTAATCAATTCTTCCATTATCGCGGCCTTGTCTTCAACTTCAAGCAAACGGCCAAGTTCCTTTTTAAGCTCCCGAACCTCGCCGCGAACCGCGCGCTCCGCCGCTTCCCTTACGCGCCCGCGATATTCTTCTCGCAACACTCCGCGCCTATTGATTTTTTTTTTTCCGCGCGCGCCTCCAGCACCAAGGCACCCATGCGTGTGTCCGTGTTCATTTCTTGCGCCAGGTCAGACTTCGACGCCGCGCCAATAAGCGCGCTAGCTGGCATATAGTTAAAAGGCACAAGATAAATATCGCCCTGATCATCGGGAAGCGGATTCATGTTTTCAAGATCACGAATATCGTTGGCGCTGAACGCGCCGATGTCGCGCATAATCCGATAAAATTCGCCTTGCGTTTTAATATCAGTCCGCAACAACCCCTTGACTTGAAATTCAGCGAAATAAGACTTACGTTCCGCAGGTGTTAACAGTTGTATATTGATCCGCTGCTCGATTCGCTTAAACCATGGTTGCATGGCTTCGGAAAACTCAATTGCCTGATGCTCGATATTGCTGAAGGTCGCCCGGCTCAAGTCGCCGATTTTATGCGGCGGCAATCGAAAAATACGCGCTATATCAGTGATCGAATACTGGCGCGCCTCAAGCAATTGCGCCGCGTCAGGATCGACCCCAACCGGCGTAAACTTAGCTCCCTCTTCCAAAATCGCGACACGATGCGAATTGCCAAGTCCTTTATGCAAGCTCTCGAACGACTCGCGCAACGACCGCGCGGCGGCTTCGCTCATGCGCCTTGGATGCTCAATCATCCCTCCGGGCCGCGCGCCGTTCGCGAAAAACCGTGCCGCGAACCGGTCCGCGCTTATCGCCGTGCCGACGGTTTCACGCGCCATGTCCAGTAGGGATTGGCCGACGAGACCATGCCATGTGAAACCTCGAACATGAAATACCTGCTCGGCGCTTAACGCGGTCTCAATTCCATTTATCGAAATCCAGTAAACAACGGAACCATTAACCCGTTCCATTCTCACGTTGCGCGACCAGATCGGCCACAAAGATTTAATGTTTCCGAACCGATCCCGCACGATTTCGGCATAGGCATTGCCGTAAACGATTAAGCTAGCGACAAACGCCTCGCGAAACTCATAACTTGTTTGTTCCGGGTTGGGCGCGTCATGAAGCAAAGCATAAAGCGGATGATCGACCGCATGTTCAATATGCTTTTTTCCGGCTTCGATGCTTCGACGATATAAGTGCAGTGGAAGCATCGCGACAGTCTCGGAGATGCAGCGCACTGCGGCAAGCACTGCGGAATAGCCAAGCGCTGTTTCCGTATCAACTGTAAGGCCAGCTTGCGTCTCGACGCCGGCGGAAAACAGCCACGCGCTAGCGGCGCTTGTAATAGATTCGGGACCATAAAACGCCGCGCGAATGGCGCGCCGAATGTTTGCAAACATACTCCGCTCTCCCTCTTAAACGACCATTATGCCGCGAACGTTGTAAACGCTTTCGCCCATGTCGGCCTGGGCCACGGCCATCGCTATCACAAGCGCGCTTACGCCGTCAATTAAGTCGCGGCTCGCGGCCTTGTCCGGCTTGATATTGCCGTCCGGGGTAGCCTTCACAACGCAATTAAAAACGTTCCAATCAAGCACTGGATTGTTATTATGCGCGAATTCGCGAGTGGCTACAAGCCGTTCGAGTTCCTTCATCGGCGCGTTAAGGTCTTTCGTTGTCTGCGCTACACGAATAAACTCAACGAACCCAGATTCTTTTTCCATGTCCGCGATAAACTTGTGGGCGTTCCATGGATCGAATCCAACCTGAACCAGATCGAATCGCTCGCTCGCATCGCGCAAGGCGGCCTCGATTTCCCCATAATCGACGCCGTTCCCCGCCGTTTGCTCGATGTGGCCGGAATCGACCCAGCTTAGAAATGGCGCGGATTCCTGCCCAGCGCGCGAGCGCACGGCAGATTCGGGGCACCAATAACGCATGACGCAACGCCATTTTGGATCGTCCGAGCTCGGAGGAAAAACCAACGCCATCGCGGTTAGGTCTGTTGTCTTGCTAAGGTCAAGGCCAGCAAAACAACGACGGCCCCGCAGGTCTTCGATTGCGATCTCTTCACCGCATGAGCGCCAACTATCGAAGTCCATCCATGCGTCTTTTTCGTTTACCCATAGATTAAGATGATAACGCAGAACAGAACGGCGGCGCGCCGGCGTGCTGGTCGCACGCCTTATTTCCTCGCGCACGGTTTCTGGATTAACACTTACGCACCAGTTAGGATTGGCCTTGCGAAGTTCCTTTTCGCTCTGCCATGCTTCGGCGTCGTCGGCGCAAGCGATAAAAACAAAACGCCGGTCGTCCTGGACAGCGCCGCGTAAAATCCGCACGCCATAATCGTGCTCTTCATAGCCGATCCCTGCAATATCGCTGCCAGCTGTCGTGATCATGATGATCATCGGCTGGCGACGCGCCCCTGTCGCCGTGGTCAAAACTTCAAGCAACTCGCGATTGCGATGCGCGTGCAATTCATCGACTATGCAACCGTGAATATTAAGTCCGTCCAAGCTCGAATACTCAGCGCTAAGCGGCTGAAAACTACTGTCCCATCGTTCACAAACGATTGAGTTTCGCAGCGGCTTTAACGCCTTGTCCAATCCGTTCTTGCCAAACTTAATCATGCGCCGCGCGGCGTCGAATACGATGCGCGCCTGATCCTGCTTTGTTGCCGCAGAATAAACCTCGGCCACCGGCTCGCCATCAGCCATCGTTAGATAATTCGCGGCGGCAGCCGCCCATTCCGTCTTTCCGTTTTTTCGTGGGATTTCGATGAACGCAGAATCGAACCGGCGTCTGATTCCGGCCTCAAGTCGTTTGTGAAACGGAATCCGCGCTGCCTCTCGCGCGCTCATGCCCTTCGGCAGGCGCATCCAACCGAACAAACAACGCGTTAGGAACTCTTGCCACGGAGCTAACTTAAAAGGTTTTCCGGTCCATTCGCCCTTTGTGAAAACCGCGAATCGCGAATAAAAGTCGATTACATATTGCGCCGCGTCATCGTCAAACCACAACCCCCGCTCGGCGCAGCTCTTAATATCCGCGACGTGCCGCTCGTAGGCAAGTCGTTCCAATTCCCCGATGGGCCGGGGACCGGCCCAGCCCTCAAAGCCGTGGCCCATCGTCGCCGCCATCGTTAA